ATTGCCTTGGAAGAACGAAAGATCATTTTTAGAAATGAACTCGTATGGTTGAATAGGAAACTTGGTATAGTGATTCCCGCCTACCTGTGTATATTGTGGAAATGATTCCTCAAATATATCTTTATGTGTCATAGTTGATACTCCTTTATTTTCTTTTTAGCTTTCAGTTTATATAAATTATTTCTTGCTCTTGTGATCCCCACATACCACACTCTATGCTCTTCATCTTGTTTGTCAACACTTAGACGAATACTTTTTTGTACCTTACTTCCCTGGTGTAAAGAAAGTATTACATTATCTTCTTCACCACCTTTAGCTGCATGAATTGTAGACACCCACACTCTTGCATTTTCAGAAAGTATTTCACCCCCAGAAATTATATTTCGAATATAAAGTATTTCTTTCTGATCAGCTACGAAGATATCATACCAATTTTTTTCAGGATTCCAATTACCACTGGGAATATATTCTCTGACGTCATTGATTTCTTTTTCTTCTAACTTACCTTCTCTTATCCATTTAGTATAAGCCATCGCTCCATTATATATACCTACGTTAAAACTTTTACCTTTGTTACTTTGATAATAAATATTTTTACTTTTAAGTTCTTTCATTATGTCTAACAAATTGCTTTTAGTTCTTGTCAAGATTAACCACTTACCTTTTGTAAGATCTATTTGTCCTAAATTATTGATGTGAGACGCAAAGCCCTCTTGCGCCCGTGGCAGGTATTCTTTGTGTTTCCTGATGCCTGCTATCTTACTCACTGCTATTTGAGACTGTTCCTGTACTGCTCTTGATACTCTTCTCGAATACCTTAAAACTCGTTCATTTGCAGGCTCTTTTATAAATCTATTAACATCAGCACCTGCCCAAGCGAATATGGCTTGGTCGTCATCACCAGCTAAATATATATCATCACAATTTTCTTTTAGCTTATCATAGAGTTGCCATTGTAATGGAGATAAGTCTTGTGCTTCATCTATAAAGATAGCTTTTAACTTAGGAAATTTTTTTGAGTTTACAACTTTCTTAACAAGATCATTAAAGTCTAGTAGATGCATTTTTGTTTTGTATTCTTGTAAGTTTATATGAATATGCTTTAACGTATCCCAACTATCTATATCTTTTCTGTCATGTTCATTAAGATTAAATTCTTCTCGTAAAGGTATATCTTTGTTAATAGATCTTTGTATCATTTGAAAGTAAGGGTTATTACAAGTTAAGAAGTGTGTTTGTTCTTCATTATACTTATCATTAAAGTTTACTCTTATATTTAATTTCTTACCTAAAGCTTCATAATGATGTGGTTGCATAATATCACTTTCATTTAAGTTTAATAAATGAAAACAAAATGCATGAAGTGTTTGAAAATATGGAACTTGTTTTTCATCTACACCTATTCTTTCTCTGGCTTCTTTTGCAGCTTTTTTTGTAAAAGCAAAGTAACCTATCTTGTGATAAGGTGTACCTGTTCTTACATAAGCATTAACTCTACGAATTAATCTAAAAGTTTTACCTGTACCAGGTGGTCCGTATATTTTAATTGGCTTTTTCATCGGTTCTTTTAAAAGTATCTAATAAAGTTCCCGTGAATCCAAAGTTGCCATGATGAGTTGTTTCTCCATCAACTACAGCATAGAATTTAAAACCTGCTTGTGTTGCAAGATTAGAAAAATGTGTATCTTCTCCCCACCAATAACCAGATTTTTGATCAAACACTGTATCCCAAAAATTATAAAAATATGAATTTGCTTTTTCGGATATAGCTTCTTTTTGTTTTATTTTTAAACGTGGATGATCTTTCATAAGTTTTTCATAGACTCTTCTGTGTACTAAAGTTAACCCTGCAGGCCCTACAGTTATTTCTGTTAAACCCTTGTTATCTATTTTAATGTCAGTAGGATCTTTAAATGCTACAGAATATTTTATTGTATTATCTTGTGTCTTCTTTCTGTACGGTGTGCAGATCATATCTTTTTCTGACACTAACATTCGTCCTACTACTTTTGGATCAAACTCTACATCTGAATCTATAAATAATTGATAGTCAAAACCTGATTCTAAAAACATTGCGGTTAAAACATTTCTTCCATAGCCCACATAAGGACATTTAAATGTGCTTACTGTAGATTTTATTTTTGCTTGTGTAAATTTATCCATTAATTTTATTAATGATAAACATGTTGCCACCTGCATGGTATCGTATGTAGGCATACATACAAATACGGTTGGTAATTTTTTCGTCATACTATGTTCTCCTTATCTTCTATTGTTATTTTTTCTTCCGGTATTTCTTCTTTCATCAAATCATCTGCAGGCATTTTTATACACCTGACCGGTGGAAATGATTTTTCATTTTCTCCTTTAGGAAATCTTTTTTGAAATCCAAACTCAGCTTTAAAATGACTCTTTATTAAAGTTGCAGTTCTAGGTCTGTCTTTTGTCCACTCATTTCTTTTAATCTCTTCATAGAATTTATCGTAGTCAAAGTAATAATACTCTTCATCTTTTAGTACAGCTCCACTTTTAAAAGAAGCAAAGGTCGTAGCCTCTGGTCCATTGACATAATCTTCTAAGTATTTCTTTAACATCTCAATTGGATTAGTACCTGCAGGTGGTTTAATGTCCTCTTTAGTGGCCCATAGAGCGTCCAGGATAGGCTGATATTCATTATTCTTAATAATGGGAGGAAATATAGATGTTTGGTCTGCTATGAGCGCTCTCATCTCTTTCATTTCTGCTATCTTTTTTATGTGTTTAGCATGTATTTGAACTACCTTACTGTCAGATAGTTCTACATTAAAAAAATATTCTGGGTCAGGTTTATAATCTATTTTAATTAGCCCTGATATCTGAGGCCAGCTGCTTTCTTTATGACTTCCAATACCAAACTTTCTACGTAAGCAAGTTCCTTTTGCACAATAAGAAGAGATAGGTAAGTCATGACAGGTATGACCAGCTGTATCTTTGTCCCAACTTTTTATTTTTTCATTTACTTTAGCGTCACCCCAGGTGTCATCATACTGAATAAAATCTCTTGCGGCTTGTATTAATTTTTTCTTCCAATCATCTTTGTGTTTCTTTTTAACAAACACCATGTAGTTAAATAAAAATCTATCTCGCTCGTCTTTTAATTTGTTCCCTGATTCCTGAACCTGTTTGCATATCATCTGTAGACATGGAGGACCATCTAATAAATCATCAGGACCACCGGTTAATATTTCTTTTACTTTTTTATTTGATACTTCTTTTAATGATTCTTTTGTTTGTAGATTGTCTTTGACTACATTTAAAAAATCTTCGAACTCTAATTCTTTTCCATCAGGTAATAATGCTTTACGTTCTGTTTTCTTAAAATAAGGTAAGTTAATAAATGATCCAGAAGTTCTAACATTATCTTGGTTCATACCTAACTGTGTTTGTTTTGGAAATATTTCTGTCTTAGATGATAGTCCAAATAAAAATAATAAGTTTTGTAAAAATTCTCTAATTAAAGTTGCAGGTACTTTCTCTGCTGTAAATACATATATGTGAAGTCCATTACTTTTTGATTTAATTGGAACGACAGGTAAATCTTTGTCTTCAATTACTTTTAGGTAATGATGAATATCAAAACTAGAATAATCAGACGGATCAATATCGATTGCACCAAAGCTAGCCATACCATTATCATCACATGCTTGTATACCTATTGCACGTTTACCATCTAAATGATCTTGATAGTCTTGATCAGATATATTTCTTTTAGACCAGCCATAATCGCCTGGATCAAATTTTAATTTGTTTGTTTGTGGATCATGATAACCATTGTTAACATTACAGAAACCAAAGTCTCTTTCTAGTCCACCAAAATATTTTCTAAATTCTTTCATAAATTTAAGGCGCCTCCAGTTTCCCTTCGGCGCCTCTGTTATAACACTTTATTATACTATGTCTTGCTTTTGTTGACCAGCATCATATTTAGGTTTAGCTACACCTTTAGAAACGGATTTCTGAAGTTGTGCGGCTATCTCATAGATAGATGCATCATCTTTATTAGCAATATCAAGATTTCTTACTCTTGATGGTTTGTAGACATGCCAGCTTTTACTCCCTGCTACTCTTCCGATTGTGTTTAACTTATACACAGCAGAATAACTCGCAGGATTAAATGAACCTTGATCATCTGTGAATCTTAAATTCTTGATGAGGTTATTTAATTCCCTCGCTGGAGATAAATTAGAAGATCTCATTGGGACCACTGCAGGTTTTAACTCACCATCTACCATTGCTAGTACATAGAAGTATGCAGTTTTCTCAACATAGTTACCATTTGATAATCTATATCTTCCATTTTTTTCTTCCACAGCATCGGCTGGAATCTCTAAATGAGTTCCTACTGGAGCTGAAGCACTATCGCCTCTCTCCTGCCATTCAGGATACCTAGTTTGTGCGTGAGCAACTATAATATCTAGTCCCTCTTCTCCACTTATAAGTTTACTAAACCCTGATGCATAAATCATACCAGGTTTAGCCCCTTCTACATGCTTGGCGTCTCTCTCATTACATTCAGGTGACAGCTGATGTAAGATTTTCAGAATTGGTGTTGACACATCATCTGAACTAATCTCTTCAGCTCCTTTACCAGAGTCTGCTCTGAGATTTATTGTTGCTAATGCACCTGCATTAGCTTTCTTTGCTACTTGACTTTCCATAGATTCTCCTTTGTTAGTCTATTAGTCTGTTGATTTAGATTTACCAGTTATCTTAGTTCGATATCCAGCAAATGTACTGAAATACTCTGAGGGTATCTGACCACCACGTTCGTGGAGATCCCTCAAAGCAACTCTAAGGGTTCCGGCATTAACAGAAACTTTTTGTTCCGGTTCATAGCCTTGTCCTCTTGCAAGGGTAGCATATTGCGTCGCCTTGTTATCTTCGTCCTTTCCAAACCTCACTGTGATTTCATTTTTCACAATGTTGCCTAGTCCGTTCTCTCGAAGCCATTGACATGCCTCTGCTTTTTTTGCTGCTAAAGCATTGGCAAAAAATTTATTAGATATTTCTATTTCAGAACCATCTTTTAATTTCATGGTTTTAAGATTCATAGAAAGCATCAAATCAGGAATTGTTACTTCAGATAAATAGCTTTCACTATCTTCTAAGTCTTTAATTCTATCTTTATAGTTTTGTATTTCTTGTTGTATGTCTTGAAGTTTTTTTATTTCGTCTGTTAGTTTTTCTGGATTAGTGATTTCCACCTGACTAGGTGCATCAGCTCTTAGATTGATCGTCATGTTACTCCTTAATAGTTTAATAGTTTAAATTTATATTTGCACTATCCTATATAAAGATATATTTTTTATTGTCAACTAGTTTTGAAAAATATTTAATTCAATCGGGTAATAAGAAAATTGTCGTCTGTCGTATTTTAATAATTTAAATTTTCCGTTTGTAATGTCAGAAGCTACTGCACATACCACACCAATTATGGCAGGATCGCCATAAAGTAATAAGTAATCTTCAGTTGTAAAATCTCTTAGTGAGTTTTTTATTTCCATTACCATTGGTCCTGGTGTGAATTGCATTTGTTTTAAACGAGGAAATAAAATCTTAATTTCGCCATACTTTAATGCAGGCGTAATATCAATTTTAGGTTGACCTGTTTCTCTATCTGTGGGTATTTCTTGTACTAAATATACTTTGCTCATTGACTTTTATCTTTCTATACATTATATAACTCTTTAGAAAGAAAAGTAAACACCTATGACAAACGTATTAGATAGTAAAATTAATTGGTATAAGTTTAAAACAGTTCCTTACAAACATCAACTTGATGCTTTAGAACGATCTTGGGACAAAGAATACTTTGCGTATTTTATGGAAATGGGTACCGGTAAATCTAAAGTGTTAATTGATAATGCAGCTATGCTTTATAGCCAAGGTAAAATAAATGGGTTACTTCTTATTGCTCCTAAAGGTGTATATAAAAATTGGTATGAAGATCAAATACCTACTCACTTACCAGATTATATAAATACAAAAACAGTTTTATGGAAGTCTTCAGATAAGACGCATGAACAAGTAAAAAAATTAAACACCTTGTTTCAAACAGGTACAGACTTTCATATTTTAATTATGAATGTAGAAGCTTTTTCTTATGACTTTGGTAAAGAATTTGCACGTAGATTTTTAGACTCACACAATGCAATGATGGCTATAGATGAATCTACTACTATTAAAACACCTACTTCTAATAGAACTAAAAATATTTTAAAACTAAGAACCCTTGCTAAGTACAGAAGAATATTAACAGGTTCACCTGTAACTAATTCACCGTTAGATTTATTTAGCCAATGTCAGTTCCTTGGTTCCTGGCTCCTGAAGACAGACTCTTATTATGATTTTAGATCTAGGTATGCAGAGATGAGAACAATTAATCTTGGTAGTCATAGTACAAATATAGTAGTTGGTTATAGAAACCTGGGTGAACTATCTAAATTAATAGAACCATTTTCAATGCGTGTATTAAAAGATGATTGTTTAGATCTACCAGAAAAAACATTTATGAAACGTCAAATTACAATGACACCTCAACAAGAAAAACTTTATAAAGCTATGAAGAAATATGCAATGGCGCAGCTTGAAGGAAAAGCATTAACTACTAATAATGTAATGGTACAGTTAATGAGACTTCATCAAATTCTTTGTGGTCATTTCACTGCTGATGATGGAACTATTCAAGACATCCCCAATCATAGAGTAACAGAGCTTATGGAAATTTTATCTGAAGTAGAAGGTAAGGTTGTTATATGGTCCCACTATCAAAGAGATATTGAAACTATTATAAAAGCTATTAGAAAAAAATATGGTCGTGATGATGTTGTAGTAGATTATTATGGTAAAACTACGATGGAAGATCGACAAGATAATATAAAGAAATTTCAAGAAGATGACAACTGTAGATTTTTTGTAGGCACTACTCAAACCGGTGGCTATGGTATCACACTTACTGCAGCCAGCACAATGGTTTATTATTCTAATGGTTATGATCTTGAAAAAAGATTACAATCAGAAGCTCGTATTGATCGTATTGGACAAAAATATCCTATGACTTATATTGATATAGTAACTGAAGATACTATTGATACTAAAGTTGTAAAAGCTTTGCGTAAAAAATTAAATATTGCTTCAGATATTATGGGTGAAGAATTAAAAGAATGGATTTAAAAAAACAAACCTTTATCTAAAACTTTTTCTAATAGCAGAAGTGATACTGCCCCAACAGTACCCAATAACACCCAATAGATCTTGTCTATCTTACCGCCCAAATCGTGTATACCATCATGCATATGTTTAACGTCTTTTTTTAATCCAGTAATATATCCGTAAATAGAAAGTAAATGCTCTCTTGTTGTTTTAGGGTTTATTTTATTTCCGTTAGGCATTATGTTGTTATTCCTCTTGATCTTAATCTTATTTGTTTTTCTTCATTAGACAATAAAGCTTCTTCTAACTCAGTCAATCCTCCGGATGTACCAGCGGCCATTTGCGTTTGATTTAAAATGTTTTGTCCTTGAGTAATTGTTTGGTTGTTTGGCATTGCAGAAGTAACTGATGTTGGCAATGGTGGTGTTGGTGGCGCAGGTGGTATTAAAAATTCTAACGGATCAATATTAAAAGGCTCACCTAATTGTAGTTGTCTTAACTCTCTTCTTATTTCATTTAATGCAGGTAGAGCTTCTCTGTATGGGTTATCTTCACCAAGATTATTTGCAATTTCTCTAAACTTATTTGCAATTTCACCTGATGGAACATAAGGATCAAATCTACCTCTTCTTAAATTATTATAGTCTTCGCTACTAATTTGTCTTTCATCAAACTGTCTACGTAAATCATTATTTCCTACACCTAATACTTCAGCTGCATTTAAATCATTGTACATATTTTGTTGTACATCAAACTTAGCTTTGTTTGATTTTAAATATCTTAAAATAATATCATTAGGATCAACTGGACCACCTTTTAATAAACCAAAGTAACCACCAGTAAATTCTCTTCTTGCATCCCTAATACCTCTTTGATAACCAGAAATTTTAAAACCCATTGATCTTAATGGGTCAACTTTAATTGGTCTAAGTCCCATGAAGCCTGCTATCTCAGGCCCGACATCTAATGTTTCTCCTCGTGCTGTAGGTGTTTCTGTTGCAGCTTGAGCTAGTCTTACAAACTGTTTGTATGATGGTGCTAATGCATTTCCTAAATGTAAAAATCTAATCGCAGCTTTGTCACCAGCAGAAGTTTGATCTGTGTATAATCTTCTACCATCTTTAGTTACTCCACCTCTAACAGTTAAATCCCCTGCAGCTTCTGTCCAAATAGATTCTGAAATAAATGGATTCATAATTTCAGCTCCTGCTTCGTTAATTCCATTTACAAAACTAGCTAATACTTGTTGATCATTCATTTGACCATCTTGAATATTATTTAAAACAGTTCTTAGAGGTCTAGCTATTACATCGTAAGCATTACTGTGACTAAAGTCTATGTATCTTAATTCACCGTCATCATCTCTGATTGGAATTAGTGTAGAATTCTTAGACCATTCAGGTACAAATCTTCTTAGCGCATCTAATTCGTCTTGAGATATATCGTACAAAGCTTTTGCACCTTCTGTTAATGCAACTGGAGCTGCTGTTGTAAACGTAGCAAGACCTAATAATCTTTTTATTCCATCACCATATGCTCCACTATCAAGAGCATTGTTCTTAACAACTTGTTCAGTTCCATCTTCTAATATTTCAGTAACTGTTAAACCTAAATTACTTCCTTTAACTCTTACTCCCGCTGCTGGTATGTGTCTCATTTCATTTAAACCTAGTTCAGCAATATTAGTTGTAGTTCTAATCATCTCTGATGGAAAGGACATGAAGTTACCTACAGGTAATAGTCTTGCAGTTCTAACTGCAGAACCAACAAAGGCATAATTAGGTACAGTGTTTTTTACAACGTTAGCTGCTTCTCTGTTAAGTACAGCATCAGTTACATCTATTTTTCTTTTAGCATAACGGCTTTTTAATTTAGCTTTCTCCATCACATAACTAGCTATTTTAAAAGTATCATCCTCAGCTACATACTTGCCTTGAAAAAAAGCTCCTACTTTTTTTAATTTAGCTAGCATAGGATTTAATACTGTATCTACATTTGCAGCTTGTTGACCAAATCTAATATCTTGTAGCAAAGCTTTTAGATCTCCTATTTGAACTTGTGAATTTACAACACCAAGTTCTACTAATTCTCTGTAAGCTGCTTGTGCTGCTTCACTTGGAGGACCAGCTTTTAAAAGACCTGTAGTTTCTATACCTTCTTTAAATGCTTTAGAAAATTCTACTGGATTAAATAAATTACCATTGGCTCCAGCAAAACCAAACGCACTAATTACGTTTCTTATGTGTGTAGGTATAGAGAATACTGTTTTAGCTAATTGTGAAACTCCTTTTGGAAATAATAATAAATTTCTATACATCCAACTAACAGCAGCCTCTGCTCCTTCTTTACCTTCACCTCTTACAAAACCTTGAAGACCACCTGCTATGTTGTTTGCATTTTTTATAGCTTCAGCTATTTCAGGTGTAGTAATTTTACCTGCTAAAGGATTAGGTATGTTAGCTGCTTCTGGTAGTTTACTTATAACATCATCCATTTTAACAGACTGTATTCCTGTATTTTTTTGATTCACACCTAGTCTAAAAGCGTTTTCATCATTCCAAAAAAATCCTCTACCGCCAGCTGCTTGTACTTCATCATTTTTTAATGCCACTCTTTTTAAATATTCAGATGTTCTAGCCACAGAAGATAAATTAGTTATACCATTAAATATAGAGTACCTTGGATCCTGAACCTCTCCAAATAATTCTCTAAGTTCTTTTGGTGGTAACTTAGTTTCTTTTATTTCTGCTCTTATAAAATCAGCGCCTGGTTTTCCCTCCATCGTTTTATTAATATATTCATTAAACTTTAAAGCTTTAGGTTTGCCTCTAAGACTAGCTTCTCTAAGAATGTCATCTACTATAATACTAGCTTCTTTTTGATAAGCATTGCTTGCTATATCAAAAGCTGCATCACCATTTTCTTTTGCAATTTCTCTTCTAAAAAAATTAGTAGCATTATTAATTACTTCATCAGTTGGTTCGTATCTTTTAAAAAATTTAAATATACCTTTACCTTGGTCTTCAAATATTCTGTAAGTACCACCTATCCAACCATTAACTCTACCTTTCAATAAAGATTGAAGTTCTTTTACACCTTTGTTTAGTTTAGCACCGGAAGTATTATTATCTAAAATAGTAATTAAATTAGTAAACTCATCTCTAGCATTATTGACTCCATTAACAATTAGTTGTCTAGACTCTTCACTTACATTACTTTTTCTCATAAGATCTAAAAGACTATCTAGTTTTTTAGGATCAACTCTATCTCTAATATTACCTTCAAATAAAACATCATTAAGACCTTTTAAAAATTTTTCTTTTTCTACTTGTACTGATTTGTTAAACATTATTTCTGATTGAGGGTATATATTATCTACTTCTCTTGTAATGTTATCTACAATTTCTTTTGCTCTTAATGTATCTCTAGATTTCAAAGCTTCTTTAAATGTTTCTTCTCCAAATAATTCTTTTGTCATACCACCTTGAGGAGTAAAAGGTGCTCTTACATATTTATCTAACCATCTTGCAAATTTAGAATTACTATAAGCAAGATCTTTACCTCTATTAGCCAATAGTTTAGCTGATTTTCCTGCACCATATACAAACGGAGTAACCAACAAAGATTCAGAACCAAACTTTAATCTGTTTAATAATTTTCTTGTAGCATCTTCTCTACCAAAACTTTCTTCTCTATCCATTTTAGTTGGACCACCACCAAATAGATCTCCAAATGATCCAATGTTTTCTACGTCAGCTACAAATGTTTCACCTGCTGCACCACCAGCCACTGCTGCTGCATATCTAAACTTCTTAGATTTTTTATTTAAATCTCTAGCTTTATTTATTGCTGACAAAACAGGAGCTCCTCTTAAATTAGCGTAAGCATTAGCTTTTTTTGCTCTGATTGCTTTTGCTGTAAGATTTCTAGCTACCTTGTTTGCTGCTTTGAATCCAATAGCACCTGGTATACCAACCTGTACCAGTGTTTCTGTAAGTTTACCTATAGCTCTTTCTTCTGCTATCTCTTCAAATGGATTTAGTTTATCAAAAAATTCTTCTACACTCGCTGCTGTGTTTGTATCAGCTCCAAGATCAATTAGTTCTGCTGCAA